TGCAAGCGCCGCCATATTTTTTATTACTTCGTTACGTTTTGCTATCGGTATCATGGAACTGGACTCGATGCCGAATTGGTCTACTAAGAACGCTTTAGCTGATGCGCCGCTAAGTTTTTTATACTTAGCCATCCCTGCCAATGCCTGGTCATAGTTCTTTTTATCGAAGGTTGCCCAATCGCAGGACAGCACTTCGTCCAGGTTAAATTCTGCGACAGGGGCCGCTACGGGGCTTTTTTCTGCAGGCGCGGCGGTTACTGCGGGCGGCGCGTAGGCCGGGTCAGCCATTATGCGGATAATCTCTGCGGCCTTCTTTATCATGGTGCCGTGCCTGATGATGTTGTTCTCGGTTATGTCGGTCAGTTCCATTTTGCCGCCGTTTACCAATTCCAGTATCCCCTTGTAAGCTACCTGCGCGATAATGAGGTCATCATTCTTTTGATAGGATGCCTTTTTATCCTGCCAGCTTTTACCGTCCGTCCCGCTCTTGAACTTGTAAGAGTCTCCTCGATCGTTGAGCACCAGGTTGTCGGGGTTTACGTCAGATCCGAGCGCCAGTTTGTTAAAGCTGATGATCTGCTTATCAAGCGCTTCACAGGTAATAATGTAATATGCCTTCCCCGCCTGGGAAGTCTTTTCGAGTACGCTGAGTATTTTAGCCATTATCCCTCCTTATATTTTCTACGATGTGGTTGATCCATTGCATTGTTGCTGTGTCGTCAAATCCGTGAAGTAGTATGCCATGCCTGTGCAGTTGCAATTCCCCATCAGTCATAACCATCAGACCAAAGCCTGCGGCGCGGTGCTCTGGTAAAAGGATGCCGTCGAGGAGTCTCGTTATCATATCTGGCCCCTCGCTTCGGCCTTGCGTTCCGCGATATCCTCGGCTCCCATGCGGTTGCACGTGTTCTGTGTTATCTCGATATCGTCCATTTCCAGGCTGCCTTTGCGAAGCTCATCGAATATCTCGGCTGCGCGTTCCCCGGCTTCGTCGTCACCCATCGCTTCAAATTCTATGTAACGGGTGCCTCGATAGTTTATCGTTGCTGTATAGATCGGCATTACTTCCACCTCTCGGTGTTTTCCTCTAAGTCAGTATAATCCTCCGGGCCATCGCCCATTTCCAATGGTGGCCATGCTAACGATGCCTGCACTTTTGCCCACACTTCCGCCCAGGTCATAGCTCCACCTTCGGCATACCGTCATTGCAGCGCCAGTCCAGCGCCTCAAGGACGTAGACTTTGCGCCCCTTGTTCTCCGGCAGCATCGCTATCCTGTCGGCCTCGCACCTGGCGATCTCGTAACTCGGATGCCGGTGCTTTGTCAGCGGGCTGGCCTCTAACCATACCATCCAAAACTTTTGTGGTGTCATTGATACCCTCCTTTTTTATTTTTTCAGTAGGTCTATCAAGTCTGATAGTTTTCCTGCTTCCTCTATAACTTGTATGGTTGGGCATTTGCGTACCCGTGCTGTAGCAATATAGTCAACCCCGTCAAGAATGTTTAGTTGGCGGTAGTAATCATTCCTGAGTCTGCCAACGTCTTGCCCAGTTATACCGATGCTGTTAGCCTTTTCTTTCAGAAGATTATTTGCCTCATCCCGCTGAGATTCGTGTCCAGCAGTAACCTTAGGTAATATCTTGCGAGTCTTAGAATCCTTCAGTTTTTCTATTTCGGCATTGACCATTGCGAATTGAGTAGAAAATTGTAAGGTGAATAATTCAATGATTGCCCGGTTATCCTTGCTATTAGATTCTATTATAGAAAGGATGCGTTCAAGCCTATCATCCTGCACGGCGGGCATTGACTTTAATGTGGCTATTTCCTGTTGCATGGATGGCATCTTCACTTCAAGCAAGGTGTCTATATATGCTTGCGCTATCGGTGACTTAGATTTTCTGGCTATGTCCCGAATCCCCTTAGAAGTTACAAATAATACCTGCTGAAGTCTCCTGAACTTTGTACCCGTCTTGGCGATAGTACGGTCAGAGTAGACTTCTACGGAATATATATCTACTTTTTCCATATACTGCCTTGCATTATTTCTAAGAACGCCTAAAATATCGCAAGTATCCCCAAAGTTCCAAAGTTTCTGCCCATTATATTCTATTGACCTTTGTGTTTTATGCTGGAATGATGTCGTGACAATTTCCGTTGTCATTTAACCTCCTTCTTTTTCTTCGACAGATGCCAGTACGGGCTTTTACACTTACTGCACCGGATGGGGTGCTCTGCCTTACTCGCCCATTCGCCACCACAGCGCTTGCATTTGAATATTTGTAATTTCATAGTAACGATATTATTGCACACTTATTTGTAAAATGTCAAGTTTTTTTTGCACAAAAAATAAGCCCGGCAACGTGGTCGAGTACGTCACCGGGCAACCAGGAGGAGAGTATCTATTCATTTAATAATGCTTTGGATATTGTGTCTTGAAGGGCATCGTGCCATTTAACTTCCGGGTGCAGCTCCGAGTACATTACAGTGGCACATTCAGCCAATGCTGAGAATATCGCGGAGCCTTTGCAGATAAACATAATTTGCGGTGATGACGGCGGCTTTTCAAACAGGATATAAAACGTGTCGTCATCGTCGTGGGTAACGTGCCATACGCCATTAGCAAACGGATGTTTTACTGTGAACATTCCCATTCATCACTCATATAGTGCAGATAGCAGATAATTTCAAAGAAGCGTAAGACGGTATCATTCCAGTAAGCATCGATGTCGGATTGGCTTACATTTCTACGCGTATCCGTGGCTTGCCCTCACCTTTGAGCTTTATCTCGATAATATTTAAGCTGACCGGATCATACCCGCCCCGCGCGGCATAGCCTCCCCGCTTCAAATAAGCCCCCGTTTTCACTAACTTCTTATCAATGGACATCATTGAGCCAACTTTGAAGCCGGTTGTTTTATCGATGTAAGTCCTGATATGTGGAGTCAGGAAGGCTCCCTCTTGGATGCTGGCGTCATGGTCATGGCTCATTATGTAGCAGTGTGCATATACCTGGTGGCTGGTCCTCTCCACCTTGACGTTCTTTGCGCCCTTTGTCCTGGCGCCGCCGTAACCGTGTGTTGCGTAAACATAATAAGAATAGGGGACATCCTTCATCCGGGCATTGCCAGCACCGAAGTTGACCTTTAGAAGTATCTCCTCTGGGCCGTAGGGACAGCCTAATGCCGTAGCAATGTCCTTGCATATATCGATGCCCGTCAGTTCAAATATCCTCGATTCGTGGTTGCCGGAGGTCATGCCGAGGACCCGGCTTTTTATCGGTTCAAATGCCTCGATGATATAATCACGTTGCTTTTGAGGCGTTGCGGTTTGCGAATAAACATCGCCTTTGCTGGTTTTAAGCACGCACTCACACAAATCCCCGTTGAGTATTGTGTAGATATTTGGTGAAGATTGTATGAAGTCTATGGTCTTTTGCAGGTGGTGCTTTGAGAACATCGGGTTTCCGTAATGGATATCCGATATGGGAACGATTGTAACCTCTTTGAATTTGCTGGATAAGTCCTGGCAATGGTAAATTAGTTCTCCGTGGAGAATTTCATTTGACATCAGCCGGCGCCGGAGCGCCCAAAGCCTCCTGTATTTGAAGATAACATTTAAGGCAATACGGCAGGCCATCTATCACGCCGTATTCCAGTCCGCTGTGTAAAACCACCCGGCATCCGCAACAGTAAAAGTTAGACATCTTGCATCTCCGTTATTTTAATAATACAACCACGGGGAATAACCATGTGACTGCAATGTGATGTGCCTGACGCGGAGCCGGCCAGGATAACGTGCGCCTTAGTTTCCTTTAGAAGGTAGCCTACTGTCGTGCAGGGACACGGCTTCATATCATCTATTGTATCCCGCCATCCGCCCCATTCGCAACTATCAAGCCATTCAATTCTTAGTATCTTTCGCTTTTTCTGCACGTTTTTTAACCTCTTGACTATAGATACTGCCGAGCGTTCTACCGGATATTTTATAGGACTTGGCGCGGTTTTCCTTTCTCAACTCCCTGCGCTCGGCCTTTGTCTTTTTCATTGGCTTTTCATGTATTTAATAATGTTTTCGTAGGCAAAGAACCATTTACTATTCCAGTTGACAGTATTGTAGTCTGTGGCGCTATCCCCGGCATGAGTTGACTGTGCTTTATACAAAAGCTGTATGCACTCATCTTTGGTTAGTTTGGAAGGCTCTTTCTTTATTCTGGCTATTATCTGCGTGAAGTCGCTTATCCATTGCTGATGGCTTTTATAAGTTCCGGTATCGCCTTCAGGTAACGATAGATAGCTTTCGTGAATATCTTTGTCCCACTCAAGCCACCATACGCAGTCCTCTGCTGTGAAGTCGGTCAAGGGTGAGGGCATTTGGAGTGCGACCACGCAAATTAAAAGCACAGAGGCAAATACCAAAACCATGTATGTTGTTGTTTTCATAGTGTCCTATTAAATGTTCTGTATTTTGAACGTAATGCGCCATTCGATGTCCCGAATGATGTCTAAAATAATGAGCGTTAGTCCATTTATATAACATTACAGCCTTATTTTCAGTCATTATAAGGCGCAGTCAACATTTGTTGATAAGTGGTGACATTATGGAAAGCGTTACAATTTGTCACGGGTTGAACTGGTAAATACAAGTTGGCGCGAGTTTTGTCATTAGTTTGTCACAAGTTATTATACAAAAGTGTTTAACATCAAAATTTGTGATGATAGAGGAACCGCCTGCCGACAGGGGGCGATGTTATTCCTCACCGAGGCAACCCCCCTGCGGCAATCGCGGCCTCCACTTAGCGGGGCGTGAGTCACAGCGTCCTGTCTCCGTTACCCGCTGGCGGCGCAGACTCCTGCGCCCATTAGCCGCTGATACTATCGGCGGCGTTGTTGGACTGCGCTATACGCAAATTATGACACGAACGGCTACTAACAGCCATGTCTAACGACCGTGGTGGCGGTGCGTATTTTCACGGCAGATTCAAAACACGGGGGAGTTGGCTTTCCTTATCCCGTGTCGCCCACCATCTGTTGTCAGAGCCAACCGACACGCAGTCCGTTGCCGGGCATTGACCCGACCCATACAGTCCGGGGCCTTCTATTCCCAGGACATAGATTAGAAGGCTATTTGAATGTCCCAATTTCCTCGATGGTTTTCTGTGCCGGCCGGTATATTCTACCAACCTCGACAACTTCGATGGTATCATACCACGGCTCGATGTAGACTATCGTGCCATCTTTCAAAGGAAAGGCAACGACAGCGTGGGAACCGCCTTCGGCAAAGTTCATCACTACGCCATAGGCATCCCAATCGTATGACCTTGCCGATGCGGTTAGACATTCGGCGCGAGCCAGGCAACTATCCTCTGGTTCATAGACTGCCGATGTACACCTGTCACACTGGTCGAGTTTCAAGAAGGCTGCCAGTTTATCCTTTGTTATCAGGTTGAGTTCAACGTCTGCCCGTGGCACAACTTCTGCCTTTGCTTTAGCGTATCCGTTGGCGTATCCCTCTGTGCAGCATTGATCCATTGTTTTCTGCAACATATCAGGGGTCATGCAGATTGCGCCGTTTTCAGGCTTCTCAGGGGGCATACAGCTAAGTGCAAGGACAAGCATCAGCAACAGAAAGGCGGCAGTCCAGAAAAGTAGGAACTTGCCGAATCCGTCCACCTTGCCGTCCTCCATTAGATGTTTTCCTTGCGGTTCAAAAGGTCGCGAAGCGTCATCAGGACTGCTTTGGCCTGTCCCGCCGGGGCCTTGCAAGCCGCTTTATTGTTGCGCCACCATCGGTTAAAGTCTGCTACCTCGGCATAGGTCAGGGGTACTTTCTTGAGTCCAGTGACCTCGGTGTATGCGGTGCTGGCGTAATTTATGCCGGCATCGATGAGCGAAGATAGGTCAGCATAGTCGAGTTCATCGCCGTGGGCGCCCAGGTAGCTGACGATCCGCGCCGATACAGATGCGACATCTGCCGTGATGCCGTCAGCTTTAAGGTCAGCGAATATCCCCTGGATAATTTTATCTACTTCGCCGTTATTCGTGTTGCCAACTGGTGAAAATCCAGTATTGACGGTCTCGTTGTCGTAATCATCGCACGGTGCGCCCCATCCTGACACTTTACTGCCTGTTACAATGGGGCCCTCAGCTTTTGGGGATTCGTCTTTGTAATTGAAGTTCTTTATCGCGGTATAGCCGAACCAGAATAAAATTATACCTCCGACTACCCAAAAGACCTGGTCGCTTGTAAACCATTGTCGCCCCGCGTACATAAAGAATACAGCTACGGCCACAAAGGTCAACATCGGCTGCATCAACTTCTTGATGAAGTCAGCCACGTTATCGAGTATCTCTTTCATGTTACCTCCTGGTAAAAGAAAACCACCGCGTTAAGATTTCGCGATGGTCAATTTAACGGGCGCCTGCCCGGTTACTTGCTGTGTACACTTAGATTTATTTCATCGAGTTTCCTTTCTACCTTCACGAATAATTCCTGTCGATCATCGAGGGTCTTTTGCATCTGGTCAATTTTAGAGATGAGATTTTGATGCTGTTCCCAACAGTCCCGGCTTTGCTTTGCGCCATTCCCATTTACGGGTTTCCTCTCGCTGATTAACGAGCGAATAAACAAGACAAGGACAGCGATAATTGAAGCACCAGAGCTAACAATAACAACCCATAACTGAGAATTGTCCACTTATCACCTCCCTTTAAGCGTTCATCGTGCGGTGGATTGTTTCGCATGATTACACCCCCATAGTTTGTATTGGATGACACGTTGGGTCAAAAGTTCAATATCGTGTAGGTCAACCATATTGTTAACATCAACAAAATGGTCAGCAGTATTTTAAGCCTCATCATTTACCCCCTTCAAGTATTCAATCGCCCCGTTTTAATCATTATGCTACCGTCCAATAGCCGTCAGGTTGGAAGTAGAGTTCATTGGCGGCATTTCCGTAGCCTATTATTCTTTGAATGTTTGTTGCTGTGGTCGGTTTAGTTGAGGTAATTGCACCTGCGGTTGCTGCGCTGGCGTAAACTGGTGCGCCTACCGTAAGTGTTGGGTTGCCTGCCTTGATGAGATACCACGTTCCTGAACCCGTTAAAGTCTTGACCTTGCCCGATGAACCTGTGATATTGAATGTCGTTGCGGTTTGAGTTGTCCCTGCCGTGAAAGTTATGGTCTGCGTTGTATCTGCCTTAAATGTCAATGTATTAAAGGTATTGCTTCCTGATATGGTGTGAGCTGTGCCATTGAGGTTGACGGTGCCATAGGAAACACCACCACCATAAAACACACCAGTCCCGCTGACGTTTATGGTATGGGTTTGGTTTGTCATAGTTAAGGAACCAGACGGGAAAGACCACTCTGTGCAGTTAATAGTGGAGTTACCAAGGGTTAATGTCTTACCAGATGCACTTGATAAATCATTAAAGGAATTGCAGTTTATGGTCTGACCATTGGTATTAAGGGTTCCTGCCCTCACACGAATACTTGAAGCATGGCTAACCGTGATGGCTGAAGTAAAAGTGTGAGTTCCAGCAGTATTTATTTCAAGAGGACGGGCGAATGTGTGTCCACCAGAGTCTATGTTGCCTGTACCTGCAAATGTCCAAATCCCACTTCCTCCTGAACCCACATCTACCATATCAGCTATGCAGGTGAGATTACCATACACATTTACTCCAAACCCTGCCAATGAAATTGTTGGTGTATTTAAGCTGCCTGTCCAATCCATATTAAGATAGTTGGCTGTGGCATCTACTGTTAGAATTTGGCTGGCTGCTGTAAAAGAATTGGCGTTGAAATAAACATTATCAGATGAAGTCGGCACGGATGCGCCTGAAACTCCACCTGTGGCTGCGCTCCATGTGTTGACCGTATTCCAGTTGGCGGCAGTCCCTAACGTGAGATTAAGGGTACAGTTACCTGCACCGTTTGAGGTTATGGTATTTGCGCCTGCCACCAATGCTTTCGGACTATCGGTTATCGTGGCGGTTCCGCTGGTTATCGTGCCTGTGCAACCGCTACCCAATGTGATAGTGAACGTGCCTGCCCCGCCTGTTGTCGAAAGGGTCAGAGTGGTATTCCCTGCGGTAGCAACACGGCCTGTAACGTCAGAGGTAATGACTGCGCCGTTGGTGACGAACGCTTGGAAGGGAACTGCATATCTATCGCTCATCGTCTACCTCCTCGGCAACGGGTTCCTCTTTAACAGGGTTCCATTCAGGCCGTGCGCTTATTGATTCTACGCCGACATAAACACCTTCCACTGCCCTTGCTTCGGTAATCACCTTGTCATGGTCTGCTTTGGTCAAAGATGTGACTTCTTTGGGCAACGTGCAATCCTCGACCTGTGCTATGCCATAGCCTTCTTTGTCGTTATACAGCACAACGGTAACCTTCCCTTCTGGACAATGAGGCATCGTTCCATGCCAGCCGGGGGAATAACTTACCCGTGTGCCATCGGCATTGAGTGGAATTTCAAATCTAAAGTATTTCATATTATGGTGCGGTAAATATCCAGCCGCTATTCCCTCCATTATCAGTAGAATGTGTCCCTGCGTACCATGTGGTTGCGGGAGTCACTGAGCAATTTGTGATGTGCATATAATCAACTGACGCGTCTGGGACTTGTATCCACATTTTCCCAATCAATAATATCTGGCCTGTCCCCGTATCAATTCCGTCTGCTAATGCAATCCCAAGTTTGTTTGTCGAGGTTGTTGCGCTATCCGCTTTAGCTTTTAGCCATTTACCCGATGATGCAAGATAAAGCAATTCTCCTTTTTGGATGGTTTCTCCGAAGGTGCCAAGTTCAGACATACCGGAAAATTTCTCGTCTGTGCTGATTGATGCGTCTAATTGTATCGTAACATTCTCCGGCAGGGCAGCGGAAAATAACAATGCCTGTAATTCTGCCACTGTTAAGGCAGCAATGTTGCCACTGGTAATACGCCCCACAACGGTCTGCTCCCCCACTGTTAGGGCAGCAGGAGTGTTATTAGATGTCGCCTGCAATATGGTTTGTGCATCGAATAAACTCTCCAAGACATAACCAGCATGAGGGTCAGCGGCTTGAGTATGGTCATATAATACATTACTGGTGGGTGCCTTCGTGAGTAATCCGTCCGTGCCTCCTGCGGTGTCATCAAGAAATGAAGCGGTATCAACCGTTTGTGCTACTACGCCAGCAGAAGTTAGTATCTCACATTTACCACCCTCGAAGTGCAGAGAGTATCCAGATTCAAGTTGCAGGTCTTTGGCTATCAATCTGCGTGAAGTACCTGCTGATGGCTTATGGTAAAGATTGATATGGTTATGCGCCGCACCTGTATTCACAAGGATAATCGCAGTTACTACATCTGTGCTATTAGCTGTATAAAGAGTACCCTTAGAATTGGGGAGTTGCCCATCGGCAAAGTTCACCAAGGCATTGTTATCAAGACCATATATCTGAAAATCAACCTCGGTTGCGTTAGTGGCATCGCCTTCGATTAAGTCTCCACTTTCAATAACTATCATTTTATCCTCCGAATACTATGGCCCATACCATAACGTCAAGGTCGCTTCGTACTTCGCTGTACGACCTACCTTCTAAGCCGTTTGCTGTGAATTTGGCGTAGTCGTTGTCGGCGGCTGGCCCTGCATCATCCATTTGAACGATATTATTATCGGCAATTCCAAGAGCAATACCGTCTATCGTGCCACCTGTCATTCTGCCGACTACCTCTTGTGCATTGACTGTTAAGGCAATCGGAGTATCATCCGTGGTAGCCATCAAGATTGTATAGGCATCATAAAGGCTTTTAGCCACAAGCCCTGATGTATCGGTTGAAGTGGCTGCACCGCCACCCGAAGTTATACGGCCTCGTAAATCTTTCCAATACAATCCAGTATCAAATGTCTGAAACTCGTTGTCGTTATCTTCGCTGATTATTGTACGGGCAATCGGCAGGAATACCTTTTTAAGTTCACTATCAGGCGGGAAATAGTTTGTAGCATCGTATAAATCCTGTCGTGCTAAAGCAAGTGTCGAGTAATTAACAGTCGGGTCGGTTTGAAGGACAGCGATTAGCTTAACGGTTGTTGGTAGAGTTCCCAAAGCCGTGGTAGTAGTCGGCACTATTCCCCACACAATGTTCGCAAACTCATGGTTGCCGATGCCTGTGCCATCATTATAAAACTTAAGGTCGGTTAGTGCCGTGCCTGCGAACCAGTTATACACCCCTGCAACTTGCTTCATATAATAGAAAGCTGCCGAAGTTACGGTATTGGCTGCCTCCAACGGGAATATGCCCTGTAACCATTTACCACCTGAAGCCACGCTGATTGAACCGATTAATACAGTCGGCAAAGCACCACTATCATAAAGAGTACCTGCCAGGATTGCCCTGTTGATTGTTCTGTTAATCATCGTATCGACTTCACGCCTGTTGCGATGATATGAATAGATGGTATAGTTAGAACCTGCTACAGCACCCACGATAAAGGTTGCCACACGGATATGTACCCCTGTCGGGTCGGCATCCAATGATACTGATAAAGTAGGCGTATTCCCCACTAACTTGAAGTAAACGTGATTGGCTTTGGGAACGGCATCCGACCCACCTGTTAAAGCGACTGAGGCGCTTGCTACCGATGCAGGATAAACCACGCCGTTGAAGTTCCATGTGCCTGCGCCGTAATAAGCATAAAGGGTATAGGTCAGCACACCACCAGTACAGGACAATTCGGAACGGCTTTTATCCAACAAGGTATCGGTTGCCATTTCGGAAAGATGGCGCGTCATGTGGGCAAGGCGATTTGAGTGACCACGACTGTCATAGTGCAGTAAATCGCCCTCAATCGTTACCTCTCCGCCAGTCATTTCCTTGACGGATACCAGCGTAATCACGCCTGCAAACGTGGCATCAGGAGTGAATATCAGGTTGCCCGTGGTGAACGGGTCAACATACTGCATCACCGCTTGGTCGCCTGATAACGGTGAACTTACCACGCCGCCGAGGGTTACGGTCATTGTACCCGCTGTCCAAGAGGATATAGTAAAGGTCAGTTTATATTTCTTGGAAGTAGAAGGCACTATTGCAGAGGTCGGAACCATCGTTGTAGAGGCCGCGGCAACCCTTGTGGCTGTCCCTGCACCGTCATTGATAGTCCAGCCTACGCCCTCTGTCCAGTTGGCCTGTGTCATGGCAGGGGCAAGTTCTGTGCCGAGGGTTATTAGCAGGTCGGCTTCTTTTAAGTATTGGGTATGGTCATCGTCCAACAATCCGGTAAGGGCAAGCCCGTGGTCTAATTGCCCAGCTTGTGCGCCGGCTGATTGATGCGTATGGTCAGCAGATTCCAGACGATAGCCGGTATGCGGGTCGGCAGCCGCAGCATGGGCGGCCAGGCCACCTCCAATGACTATCCAATTAGTCCCGTTGTGCTGGAGTAGGCAATATTTATCCGTGCTGTCCAGGGAGATATCGTCGCCCGCCGGGTTGATTATATTGCCCGCGCCCGTATCAATTACCACTGTCCTGTCGGTGTGCGCCGCCCTTAATAAAATAACCTCGCCCTCGGCTCCGCCGGATATCGTCACCAGGTTGTCAGAGGCCGCGTCCTCAAAGGTATCAACGGTGTGATGGGAATATGTTTTAGTGATAGCGCCGTCCGTGTCCAGGGTCAATTCAACGGCAACTTCCAGGGCGATCTGCGTTTTCAAATAATTGAGGTTATCGCGCACTTGGGCGTTCATGTCGGTTGACGTTAAGACTTCAGCGGTAAATGTCTTTGGGGTTGTCCAGCTCATATTACCATCCTAATAAATGATCTCCGTCTATTGAATCAGTATCTATCCAGAAAAGGTCAATCTGCTGGTCGGTGTCCAGTTCCTTTAATCCAAGGGTGCAGGTTGTAATCCCTGGCCGGGCTTCCAATACCCAGTTCGTCACTATATACTCGTTGTTTACCCCTGAGGTGGTTTCGGTGACTGTCAGCACATCGGATATTTTGGTGGTCAGCATCTTAGTAATCTGCTCGGGTGAGAGAGTGGCCTGTAGCGAATAGAACGGCTCGGCGTATTCTTGCTTCTGCATCCCTGACCAGGCGTCCTGAAATGATTTATCCATGACCTGATGTTTGTTAATCTTAGTCCGCCGGCCGTACTTGCTAATGGAGTCTGAATCAACCGTGGTCAGCACCAAATCATTATAAGTAACAGAGTCCACCAGCAGACCAACATAATTAAGTTCATAATCATAATGCGGGATCAGTATCCTTAAATCGTTGCGGATTTCGGAGTCGTCGATATTGATTTTAAGGTTCTGTAATTCAGCAGTAGTTAAGGTTGTCATTCCCCTGTCCTGGCCTGCACCATCCCGTAAGTCGCAGTAATTAAATTATTGGTGTCCAGCGCCATATCGATATTCTCAACGATAAATTCAACCGCTGACAATCCCATCGTGGTTTCTGTGACCGTTACCTTGTCACTGATCTGGATATCCAGGATGCCTATAATCAGCGCGTCCGTGGTTGACTGGACGGTGATTGACAGGTTTGGGTATGGTTCGATGGTGCGGTCCAGCATGGCGTCGATCAAGGTATCCGCCCCGGCATCATCGACATTTAACGGCTGGTCTATCTTGAAAGACCTGCGCCCATATTTAGTTATCGAGCCTGCGTCAATCCACCTGACTAAATTCTCTGCATCAACCGCGCCCACAATGGCCATCACGTCATTGAAGAGCTCACCATCGTTTAACTCGTAGGTTAAATCGGTGATGTTGGCGTCGTTAAACGTAAACACACTGGCCGGCATTATGCGTTCCTCCGCAGTCTGCTCTCATACTGGAAATTCCCTGAACCGTCGGCATAATACCTTCCCACGCCTATCTTAGAGACAGTATCAAGCGCCTGTTTAGCCGTGCGGTAATCAAATCCCGGTGAGAATACAACCGTCGCAGGTAAAGTGGTAAATGATAATGTCGATCCATAATAATAGTCAGAGCCAACCTTATAGAACGCCCTGAAATTATAAGTGCGGCTGACATTCAACCCCGATAGTGTGTACCAAAAGATTAAATCAGAATCTATGTAGTTTGGGGTTTTCGCCCACCAATAAGTTGTCCATGACGACGTTGTAGAGGGTTTCCACTGGAGTCCCATCTCAACGTGTGTGGAAGTGGGCGCAGTATATTTACCACCGATTATTGCAGAATGTTTTGTGATAGCCTTTGCCGGCAATGTTTCCATAACATTAACGGCATTGTCAGATAGATACACATCACCACTAAAATATATAATATCAGCAGCAATCACGAATGTGCCCGGATCATAAGAGGGTCTCTCCACATCATATTCTGTGGCAACTCTAAAGCCGAATTTAGTAGTGCCTGATAAATTAAGATCATCTATTGATAGAAGGATAGCGTAATTTTTGTATCCTCCAAGAAGATCTCCGAGTGGGATTCTATATAATTCAGTACAGTTTTTTAATGAACTAAAACTATCTGCGGATGAAGCATCCGTAATAACTAATGATGTTGATTCAAAACCATTTTCAAATTCCTTAAGGCCTTTCATATTGATAATGAGATATGCAATATCTGATGAATAACCCGTTGTATCAAACGACATCATACTACGTTCTATATGAGCGTATGTTTCTACATAATTATTAACCTGTATAGATGACCATGCAGTAGATATCCACCCATTATTCAATGCTCCCGTGCCGTTGTAAACATTTTCCCACGAAGTTAAATACACTCCTCCATTAAGATACTGTTGAGAATCAGTCCCTACTATTGGTTCCATTACGCTTCCCTATGGAGACGGCTTTCATAAACCAAATTCCCGGCTCCGTCGATATAGATTCTCCCCACTGAGGTATCGGCTATTTTGCGCAGCAACTCCTCGGCGGTCACGAAGTCATATCCTTCGGGATGCTCTTCACCTTTATTGAAAGGGGTTGTTAATGTGTGGTCTGTGTATGCCATTTAAGCCTCAAACTCGAATGTATCGGGGAATGACGTTATGTCCCCGCCGTCCACATCGACTGACCGTCTTAAAATCTTATGGTAGTTCCCGGAGCCATCCCCGGCGAATACTACTGCGCCGCCACCGACGGACGTTTCAACCTGGAAGGTATTATCTGTTTTATTTACCACATAGTAGGTCGTGTATTCATCCAGTGCGGCAGGGATAGACGCGCCGTTAAACATTACTTTATCGGCATTGGATAACCCGTGGCCGTTTTTAGTAACAGTGTCCCCGGTGTTTTGCATGGTGCAGGCCACGTCAGCCGTCCGCCAGTCAGCGGCGTTCAATACTTGATTGACCGCCTCACCGTCGTTGATAGTCGTCTTGTGATCCATATCTTGAACCACTATCTGTTTGGCCAGCAGGTCAATCCCATCGGTGCAGTAAAAGTAAATCTCCTGTTTGTTCTTGATCGGGTAAGCTGTGATCCGGTTAATATACCCGTAGAATAAATCATAGGTCGTGTCTGAATAGGTGGCCTGGACCCTGACAGGCAGCCATATTCTAACCTTAGGCCCGGGTGTGCCGCCTGAGTTAGTCGGGTAGTAATTGCCCGATGAGTTCTCGATGGTCAGTTCCAGGGTGGCCGCCGGGTATGAATTAGAGTCCTTATCTTTGCCCCTTGCTATCCTGAAGGCTTTTACCACGGCAGTTATATCGTCCCCGGACGTTGTGAAGTCATGGGTGCCTGCCCAGTCGGAATTATCCCAGTCCACCGCAATACTATATGTGGGTTGTGTCATTTGCAGCCTCTTTCATTTGCCATTGAAGTAAACGAATTTGCTTAGTCTGATTTTCAATCAACTCTTTTAATTCCTGAATTTGTTTTATCCTTCCATCAGCCAATCCCTTTTGATAACCATCCCTGTATCCCTTGCCATGTTCTATATGGTGGCTACCCCTTGTGGTAAGTTCGAGGTTTTCTATTCTGTTATCGTTTTTTATGCCATTTTTATGATGGACAATTTCCCAACCCTGCAAACACCGCCCTAAATGTTTCGCCATTACATATCTGTGCTCGGCTAAATATCCATCATAGCGTGCCATCGTATAGAAAAAATCGTCTTTATGCAGTTTCACCCACAAATAACCGTGCATGCTCACTATATTTTTATAACGGCAACCACGATTATCAAAGCAATGACGGCAGAGAGACGTTTTGGGTTGGCCATTTAGAAATTGCACCCATCTGCCCTCACCACAATTTTCACAAGGGATATAAACTGACTTAACCCAATACTTATCACGTTTCACGTCACCAATTTGAGGCTGGGTCACAGGTGGCCTCCGACAGAATAATAATCAGTCTTTGCCGAGGGCGTAATTGACCGCCGGCTCTCTTCATTTAATATGCGCTGGATATCTCTAACAAGGGCGCGTTTACTGATCTCGTCACCCATGTAATTACCCACGTTAACCGTCACGCCACCGCCCATGCCGCCCATCTGTGACAGTGGTATGATGGCCTCCGGGCCGGCTTCGCCAACCAAAGATAGTTCCGGTTTAGTCACAATGCCCCCGGATGCACGTGCGGTGACGGGTGCAAAGTTCATGCCACCTATCACGCCCTGACTTCCTGCTCTTAATAATCCGCCTCGTATTTCAGGAGGTAAACTATTCCAGGCGTTTACAATGTCAAGTATGGCCTGCGTTAAATCAAGGAAACTCTGCACCAATCCTGTCATTTGATCTATGAATGCAGGATTTTTAGCAAGGAAGTTACTCAGTGCCTCGGCTATTTTGCCCACACCTTCTGCAATTTTAGCCACATTCTCCGGGCCGAGCGCCTCCATGAATTTAATTTTCATGGCATCCAAATAAATAGTTATCTCCCCAAGTGCTCCCTGCATACCACCCATTTTGGTGATCTGCTCTTCGGTAAATCCAACCTTTTTAAGTATCTCATCGGCTCGGGACATGTTTTCAGTCCAGCCCATGATGAGGTCGATATCCCCACTTCTACCGAATATCTGTTGAGCTAAACTAATCCTGGACGGTATATCTTTAATTTCCCTTAATTTACGTGCCACTAAGTCCAGTTGTTCATAGGCACTCATGGTAGAGAATAAAGCAAAATCAATCCCTAACTGTTGGAAAGCGCCGGAGGCATCTTTGGTTTTATCAGTGACCTTGCTTAATTCAGTGCGTTCCTTGTCGAAACTTATGAGCATCTTTTTAGACATCTCAATAAGTTTGCCTTTAGATGCGCCCTCCAACTTCTCCATATAGGACATCTTCTGTACCTGGTCGGTGGTCAACCCATAGGCTTCGGACACGTCCATAATATCATCGGCCCACTGCGCGGTTGAGATAGTGATATCAATGATGGCCTTGCCCAATGTCTGCGCGATTTGAATAGCGACCGTGGCCGCGGCAGCGCCCATGACAGCACTGGCGGCGGTAAACCCCGACGACATTTCCTGAGTGTCCTTTTTAACAGCCTTCAGGCCAGCGTCCAGTTTATCCGTTTTGGCGCTGATTTCTACATATAATTCCGCGAGCTTATCAGACATTACTTGGCTCCATAATAGTCCACCAAAATATCCACAATAGCCGATTTAATAACCATGATTTCTTTGTGGTCAGTGACCTTTCCGATCTCCTCTTTGGTCAACCCAGGGTATTTATCCCGCAGGAATATCCAGACTAAAGTGAGAGTAGAGGAATAGATAGACTTCTTTAGAAGCGGGATTATCTCGAATACACTACTATGGAGTTCCTCTTCAATCCCCGACAGGACGTTCCAATTAACCGGCGCGAGCTCGTATTCCTTGCCTTCAATCTTGACGAGATACTTTTTATCTTTCGATGTGAGAACGTCCATTATGCCTCCAGTTTAATACCCGCTTTATCAGCGGCCTGTTTGAGTTCGGATGGTTCGACTTTACGCGCGGGCGGCTGCCCGATGATATCCTGTACCTTATACTTACGTTGCTTTGACGAGGCCAGGGTTGCCACAATGACCGCGAAATTAGCAGCCTGCCGGTAATCCTCGACGGCCTTCTGGTATTGAAGTTCCTCTACAAAGGCGTTCAGTTTCTTGACGTTGGTCTCCCTCACGAATTTACAGGAGTATTCAAACGTCCAGTGGCAGACAAGGCACAGGTAGACAATCAATTCATCCATATCATCTCCTGCTTAGAAATACTCACTTTGTGGCTGGCCATCAGTACCAGTTTGCCTTTGATTAACTGATAGTAATTGGCGATTATTTCACCCGATGGCTCGGTGAAGTAAAAAAACCTCCGGGCAGTGGCTTTGATCTGTTGGGTTTTGTATATATGCCCGTCCGGGCCATTCATCCTGATTAAAGATAACGTGATCTCCCAGTCATAGAATCCGCCTATCTGCTCCCCGCATATTAAGGTTCCGAGCTGGCCGGTCACGCTACCGGCACTTGAAGGGCACCAGATCCCTGGAATGTATACGAATAGGATACGGCGCCGTCATGCGCTACATTGGCGCTTACACCAGTGATAAAAGCATCCCCAAGCCAATGCTGGCCGGGTGTTTGCGCTTCCCCAAGGGCGAGGATAACCGAGGAGCCTATACCCAACGGCACACCGTCTTTCAGTCCTTCAAAGGTTCCGGACCACCCAGATCCGGCAGCGATAAATTCCTTCACCCCAGCTGACCCGAAGTCCGTAGTTTCGAGCATGTCTACGTTGTAATCCAAAGTCCATGACTTGATACCGTCCACCTCCGCCACGGCTTCCACGTCGTCAATGTCAAACGTCCCGTCGGCCAGGTCAGTCTGTTGATAAATGCCGACCGACTGGACAGCGTTCAGCGCCGAAGGCGTGGTCATGGGCAACAGGACGCGCTGCCAGGTATTCGCTGTGAGTATCGGTATCTGAAGGTTCTCTTCCGCCGCCGAAGCCCCTGTGCCTTCGTCAATCAGCAGCCGCAAATCCCCGGCGGCGATGGTTAGGCTTGACCTTAACCAGCAATAAATCGCTTCATAAGACGAAATATCCTTTGACGAGATATCCTCATACATCATCAAGGTTGTGCCGCCAAGGGACACGGTCGTGCCCCTGACGCAGTTAGTTCCTACTTTGCCTGTGGTAGTGCTGACCGTAGTCGCCGCTGTGCCCTGGACCCACACATCCTCACAATCTTCAATTACGGTTGCGCCGGTGTACACGGCTCCTGTTTTACCTGCTACATGGCTCATATTTCACCCCCTTACGCGATAGGAACGGTTAATGTAGAGGTGCCCTGGAATGTGTATGAATATGAAGCTATACCGTCGCTGGCAGTAGTAGCGCTGACACCTGTAATAAATGCCGCCCCTGTCCAGTATGCGCCTGCCGCAACCTCGTAAAGTTTCAGTGTGATTGACGACCCGATTGCCTGGGGCACGCCATCCTTATAGCCTTCAAAAGTTCCCGACCAGCCAGAGCATCCGGCCAGGAATGTCTTGACTCCCGCATCGGCGAAGTCGGTCGTCTCTAACATATCCACGTTGTAATCGAGTGTCCATGATTTGATTCCGCTGACCGCGGAGCCGGTGTCGACCTGGCCTGTTTTACCTGCGACGTGGCTCATATTATGCCTCCTTGATGATTTCCACCACGGTATTGCGTCCCTTAATTATCGTGATAGATTTCAGGTTATATTTTCCAAGTTCCTCGATGTTTAACTTTGTGCATCCCGAATTTATGTAATCGCTATTCGGTATTTCAAGAACCTGTGCCTTATGCACTGGTTTAATATCGTCGTTTAATATCGCGGTATTCTTTGCTTTTTTAATCATTACAAACTCCCTTGCACCCTGAATCTCATCGGTATCTGATAGACAGGTTTATCAGGGTCATCGATAATAACGCTCCCGACATATTCTCTAACACACTTCATGGCCGTATAGCCTGTGATCGATAAAGCAACATTCTGCAGGGCAGTATTAACCAGTCCCACTAATGTCATAACGTGAGCGATAGATGTCGAGCTAAATACATTCACATAAAAAGTCATGTCCTCGATGATGGCCGGGTTTTCAAACGTCCCCATCGGGACGTCTGTTAGCAGCCCGAATACCACATAAGGTAATGTCGCTGTCTGCGGCGCCGTGGTGTTGTAGGTTTTCTTATCGTAGCATGTCCACACCAAAGTCCCGGCGCCGTCCGCCGTGGTGCCGCCGTCAGTGGTTCCCCATGAAGGCTCTGTAACCGCTGCCGAGGTGCCGGCCGTTGTGCAGACATAGCAGTGGTTGGCATAGGTTGTCGGCTTCATTATCGCGCCCAGTGAATACGCGGTGCCGGCCGCCCAGGTCGTAGGCCATAGCATTAGTTTATTCCGGAAGGCTGTTGTGAAGGCTGATATCATGCTAACCCCATCTTGCCAGGCTTTTCGCCTTTGATATATTCAGGTAGTCTGCTTTTGTTGTATTCATAAGCGGGGAATAAGAATGGTTGTGCGCCTCCCATACGGAAGGTTCCATGTTCGAGATATTCGGCATACTCAACCCGTGTGCCTACCTTAACAGAGAAGCCTTCACCTACAGGCATTGACACCCCGTCAGCATCAAATGCTTTGTTTTCAACCTTGCCATAAACCATTCCGCTCTTTGACCAGTTGGTTGAGATAGACGACTTTAGCCTGCCTGTATCCACAGGGCACATACGTTTAGCGTCACGCTCAATGGCGAGGCCACATTTGATCATGCCTTTGCCAGTTGCAAGTGCGATTTCCTTTTCGCGTTCATCGCCATACCACACCAATTTTACAGATATACCTTTATAATTGACTGTTGATCCAGCCATTTATTTAGTCTCCAATAAATCCACTTCCAAATGCCCGATTCCCGAAGCCAATTCGGACGGCTTTTGGATGGTTTTGATTTGGAACGTGCGGCCATCGAAGGTTATTTTGCCCTGCTCAGTCAAAGACACTGATGCGTCACAGTAAAGCCTGTGAGTTGCATACACGGTTACTTTGTCGGCGGCAAGCCTCTCATTGGCCCCCATAATAGACAGCCGCCCCTGGAAGGCTGTGCCGGCTGTCCATGTCTGTGCAGGACCACCCACGCCGTCATCGGTTACGGCCAATGTATAAGGGACAAACGAGTCCTTTAATAAAGATGTGAAGCTCATGCTCTTATAATCCGATAATCTTTGAGGTAATCGTTACAGATTGTGCTGGCCTGTGATTTATCCAGCGAATAAGAGTAATCCCCCAGGCGCTCGCTCGATATCCCGGCTTTGTTGCGATTCTGATAAACAGCCGAGGACAGGGCCAGGCAGGCCGACCACACGTCTAACGGATACTGATATATATATAAAGGTTTAGCGGTGTCATGCGTGGCCGCTGTGGTGCCGTTTACGCCACGGATAACTGTCATGGTGGTGGTCGATATACTCTCAATGAACATCTGCTCGCTTTCCACCAGGATAGTTTGGCCGGCGGAGAGATTGGTGGCCGCTGTCACATCGACAGCCACCTCGGAAGCGTCGAGGGCCTCATTGGTGGTGGTGTCTATCAGGTAAGGCGTGGCCGAGATGCCGTCACCATATCCCCATGTGCCCACGATTTGCACAGACTTTTTACCCGCACCGAATCCTGAATAATCAGAATCGTCGCTTGTCTCAATGTAAATCTTAGGGTAAGTGTTCAACGGGTAAAGGATATAGTCGGTCGTTGCATAGGTGTTGTCATAGTCCAGGTCGCTGTCCTCGTCGGTCTTTAACGTGGTCACTGCGAGTAGGTCGTCGATCCATAGGCGCGAGGGAGCCGCGTCGAAGTAGCGGGTCTCGCTTTTAACAGCGAAAGACCGGCCACAATATTTGTCAATCATCCGGCTGGCCGAGTCGATAATCTTCCGCATGACGGTATCGTCAGTGGTGGACGTGATGGCAAGTGCGCTTTTAAGATCGGCAATCGAAGCGTAGCAATTCATCTAAACACCTTCTCACAGATCGGGCAGGCTTTCTCGCCCGCTGAGTTTACTTTCAATGGCCATGCGCAGTCCGGGCACTCGTTGTTAGCGAGGCATTGTTCATTGATACTCGGTTGCGCTTTATTAAAGTCGAGGATGTTTTTCAGAGTTTCAAAGCCCATTTACGCGCTCGCCACAACAATACTTAAAGCCGACAACGGCTGATACACCAGGAACCATCTAATCTTCCCAGTATTAGCCGCGCTGAATGTTGCCTGAAGATAACCAGGCGTGAGTATCCAGGGCAGCATGGTCGTCGACTGTATAAATGAACCTGCTGTTACCGGGGTGAATACACCCAGTGCTGTACTGTCGATGTAATAGAACGTGCCGACTGCATCGGTATCAATCCTCACCGCGGTTGACAGGGCAATATCAGCCGCCGGGTCTGTGCAGGCGTGTTGGATAGTGACAGTTGCGCTTGTGTTACCTATGATAGTGGCAACAACCCCGTAAAAGCCTGTTACCCGTATTGGCCCGCCGGAGACAGTAAACAGGTTGTCGTCACCGATTCCACACGAGCCGTCTGTCTTTTCGATGCAGTGTTCTATGAGTTTAGCTTCATTGTATACAGTCATGGTTAGCCTCCTAACCGTTCATTCTTTTCCTCGACGGTCTCCTCTCGTCTTTCAACGATGACTTCCTCGGTGGTCTCTTCCTCTTCAGCCTTCTTGACCTTCTTTTCTTTTGCCATTATTGTCCTCCTATGAATCGCTCGTATAGCGGGATGTGTGATTCAGTCAATTTCTTTGCCTTGTTTAATGACTTGAGTGCATCGGCGATTATGTCGCTGGCCTTTTCGCCTATCTCGATTTCCTTTTGAATGTCGGCATCCTCTTTCCACATTATCTGCCCATCTTCGTTCTTGAATTGAAGCGCCGTATGCTCCTCTTCACTGAATGACAGGTCGTCTTTTAACTTGCGGATGATTTTTAAGGTCGTGATATCGCCTTCTTTGGGCATGATATTCAGGAGAATGAGCCGGTCGAATACTGATAAAATCATATCGCTCCTATTAAAATATGGCGGTTGTTAAGCACAGCCGCCAAAGCTATTGGTTACGCAGGTTTTGGTTCAGTCACACTTACGCCATCAGGAGCCCTGCCGAATATCTCAATGCCCTGCTCTATTGCGAAGTCATAGGCAGCTTTGATATTGTTTTTATCCTTGTAAAGCGTAACCGATGTGCTTGGGTTTATCCTGAGTTTAATTTCGTAGAGCGCCATTTAGCACCTCCTATGAGGCTGACCATTCCTTGTCAAAGAACACAGGAATATAACCGAGTTGTCCGGCTATGCTGACGATCATGGCCGCGAAGGTATTAGCAGTGCCCATAGCGGTAGTCGAGGCCACAAAGCCGTTGCCCATCGTGTTAGAGCCGTAAACGACATCATAACCGATTGCGTCAACAGTCTCAGCATAGATGGCAGCCAGTAGGCCAGTGGTGGTCGCGCCTGATACGAAGTTGTTGGATAGTTTCAGGCCGCAAACGTAGCCAGTCGCGTTGATGACTGCATCAGCGGGTAGTGCTACCCATGATTCCAGGCCGCAGACGAATACGTTTTTGCCAGATGACCCGCCGACTACGGGAGCCGCAGCGCCGCCCATTTCGTCATTGAGGTATATCCAGCCGCCCGCGCCGGAGATGTTCATGTTATCTTCGGTGGCGATCAGGTCATACCCGCCATAGAATACGCCTTCAAGTGCTGTTGCCGACCAGCCGGTTGACCAGTCCACTGACTGAGTAAACGTGTGGCAGGATGATTCGATGCGGTCTGTCGGGTCGTGCCCGCCGTCATTTGCGCCGACTACAAAGGCGCGGGTCCTGCGGGTGCTTACGCCCGCGAGGGTGACGCGCGTGCCGAGTTCAAAGCCGTTTAACGTGGGAGCGGTGCCGCACTCCGGCCATCGGCCTACCTGAATTTGGCCGTTGCTGTCGCGTACCTGCTCAAAGATTAGTTTGCCAGTTGACCATTTAGTTTTAACGTTGGTTACAGGCATTGTTACCTCCTATCCGTACCTTTCGGTTTACAGGGAGCGGTTCCCCCTTTCTTTTTAGGCGGAGCGACCTTATCCCTCTCCGCCTTCTTGTTCTTGTTACATTTGGGGATGGTCATGTTTAAGTGAGTGCGCCAGCGTTAGTCTCCTTGGGGTATTTCGGCCAGCAAAGAGCGATGATCACCATGGTAAGATTGCCCGATGCAGCATCCGTAAAGGTCAGGCCAGCGTAAGGTTTCGCTTCGGTGGTCATATCCTGAGAATCAATGCTGACAATCAGGGTCAAAGTGGCGTGCGCCGTGGTAATGGCAAGCCCTGTCGAAGCCAATACAGTCGTAGCCGCGAGGGTATCAGTGCCAGCCGCAGCAGTCAACCTGTAATGAGCCGCAATAGCGGTAGATGTAGAGCCTGCCGTGGCTGCGCTCTGGGTGGCTGTTACTGTGAAGTCGTTGGCTGCAACTGCTTCCAAATGTACGATAAACTCTACTTTGTCGTAAAGTTTCATGTTGATGTGCGGGGCTACATAGTCCGCAGTCTTAGCGGCACGGGTCAATATCGGGACAATATGAATGTTCTGTGATAAGTTTTTTATTCCCATTGTTAAACCTCCTGAATTTGATACGGGGGCAGATCATTACAACCTGCCCCCGGCTGTGTTTAAGTTCGTGTGGTGGTTAGGTCCTTGTGGACGAAAGCGCCACGAAAGGAGACTGGTAAGAGGTCGTGCCCTTATACGGGGTCAGGTAAGTGTCCCACATAGGCTGCCCGTCGCAGCGGTACACGAACCTGAAAGCGGTCTGGTCGGTCTGGAAGTTGACGTGGATGCTCGAAGCGCTCGCCATTGAGCCTTTGTCGATCATTACGTACTGTGAGAGGTCGGCCAGGATGATGTCGCCTACGGTGCCGAGGGCCGCACACTGCTCGCAAGGGATTACCGGGCGTCCGAAGAGCGTCCCGTAAGGTGCGCCGGACAGTCCGCCAGCGGGCATATAGACGGCGATACCGCCTGCGCCTACTGCGAGTCCCATAGTGTAGAGCTGAGGTTCGATGTTCTGGTTAATCAACCAGACGTAGTTTCCAGCGTTGGGGCCGAAGCGGGATGCCCACATTTTGATGATGTTCTCTGCAACGATGGTGCTTGAGCCCTGGCCGGTTTCAGCCGTGACAGTCACCAATGCGCCGGAGTTGAGGATACCGAGGGGTTTGCCTGCGCCGTCGCCGTTGATGATGGCGTCCGCCAGTTTGAAGTCAAACTCAGCGGCAAATGCCTTCTGTATCCAGGCTTCAAGAGCCGAGGCGTCCTGCAACAGTTCATCTGTGGCGGTGCAGTAGCCGATCAGTTTCTTGAGTTCCAGGGATACCTGTTTGAATGACGGGTTAGACTCGGTTTTGGAGCCGCCTTCGTTCATCCAGTAAGCCCGGATGCCGCCGAAGCGGGAGCCGTCAGCGCGGTTGGCATCGGACACTGCCGGGATTTTCAGCGAGTTGCTGTTGGCTGAGATAGGGATGCGGAATACCCTGTTTACGATGTCGCTGGCCAGGAAGGTCTTTTCCAGTAGTTGAGTGGCGAAGTCGGTCTGTACCAGGAAGCCGCCGTCCGCGGGGACGCCTTCGCTGTTACCAACGATGGCCTTCAAGCGGGGGTCTTCACCGGCGCCGGTCTTGGCGCGCATGACAGCGTGGAGCTGTTCACCCAGGGATTTGAAGCCCGTGGTTTCCTCTGCCTGCCCGCCAGGGGTGAAGCGATTGACGATTTTCTTGTCCTCTTTTGCCTGATATTCCGCGACTGCTTTCGCGGCTATTTCAGCGGTCATCTCATCTGTAAGTTCCATTGAATTACCTCCTAAAATGTGATACGGTTTGATTGATGATGCGATTGATTCGGTCATTGTCGATGATTTGGGTGGCTTGATTAAGCACTTCCTTCACTTCTGGCAGTCCTTTTATATCAAGCGCTATATCGTTGGCGGCCATGTCGCTGGCCGGTGTGCGTGCTATTTCCTGTGCTATGTCTGATAATAGTTTGCGGTTCTCATCAGAGAGGCCGTTCTCTTTGGCCAATGTCCTGATGTAGTCAAGTTCGTCGGTGATTTCCTGTTGACTGTGTACGCGCGGGGAATTGATGATGATCTCCTCGGTGGCCACATGTTCAGTAACAGTTATGCTGTCATCGGTGCTGTTAGTGGTGGTGGCCACGATGGGTGCCATATCTTTAATAACCTCTTCCACTATCTCGTTGATGGTCGGGTCAGCGCTCTTGCCCCTCAGTCCTTGAATGGCGTCACGGTTTGAAGGCACAACAACATGGCTGATTTCCAGCAATTCCTGCTCTGTGTACGTCCGGGCCGGGGACTTCTCGCCATCACCGTCCACCCATGACTTAGGGATAAAGCCCACAGAATAAGCAGCCATGCCCTTAGACGCGAGTTTGAACGCCCAGTCTGCCTCCTCGTTCCCTTCATTCACATAATACTTAGGCTTGGCAAATAACCCGTCCTCAGTGACCTTGACCTGCATAAACTCCCCGATCTGCTTGCGTAGGTCTCCGTAGTTGTGAGAGGACAGCAGCACCGGGCGCTTCCGGAAGGCAGGGAGCGATTTACGCCAGCCTAACGGGTCGATGCTTTCCCCGTCCCTGTCAGTCGAAGCGGTAGACATTGGTATCAGCATGTCTATTTCGCCAGTGGCCTCATTGACCGCCTTTATTTCAGGGCGGAAGGTTTTGTACATAGTTTCCATAAATTACCTCCTGGGATAAAAATTGGAGCATAGTCTGGAGTTGAACCAGAATCTCGCCAGTTCTGGCTACGTGAACGTATCCACGTAGTTGCCAGCGCGTCACTACCGTTAGACTACTACGCTATACTGGAGCCGCCAGCACGGAATCGAACCTGCGACCTGGTGTTTACAAAACACCTGCTCTGCCTACTGAGCTATGGCGACCTATACTACTGGGATAAGGCAACACCGGCAATCTGGGTGCGCGGGCGGAATTATTGCATCATCAATCGGCCATACTTCGCCGTTTAACGAATCACAATCATCACACAGCCTATCATCGTAAGATGATAACCACTCAACCTGCTCAATCTCAGCTTCTTTGTAACCTTCGATGGCGCCCTGGGCGCTGGCGCTGATAGTTTCTGTTCTCGCAATTAAGATAGACCTACGGCTTGAGCAGCCATCGAATACCGCCTGTATGCGCTTTGCTATGTCAGGCATTGATTCACCTGCCTCAAATCCGGCGGCCAGTGCCACGCTTAGTTCACGCGCTGTCTCCTCGCCTATTTGAACTGCTGCCCAACCAATTCTGGTAAGTAACCATTTACGGGCGGCTTCGCTCATTGGGGGATTCTCAGGCGCGTCTTTATGCGGTTTTGGTTTGATTAGTTCCCGGCCATTATCGATGGCCAGCTTCATAAGGTCAGTCAATATAGGCGTGGCCAGCTTTGAATATGTTGCCTTTGCCTCCGAGTCATCTAATAGGTCGCGGGATCCGGCGTGTAGTTTACCAAGCGCCTCCGATTCCTGGGCGCTAAACATTTCTTTTAATGCGGTTATCATCCGCTTTTCATAAGTCTCGGCGCGGGTTACATATCCCCGCCAGTAAGATTCCTTCTGCTCAGCGCTGAAAGACTTTTTTTTTACACCAAGCGTCATACCGCCAAATGGATTAGCGGACGGTGCAACCAGCACGTCCCCTTCGGGCAGCGGGTCCAGTCCTTGAAGTTCGCGGGCTTCGTTGATGGTCATGTAACCTGACTTAATCCCGGACTCTGCAAGCATACGGTTTTCCTCTTTGGACTCGGGTATCACGTCCTCGGGCATCAATATCAGATTTTGAGAGTGCGGCCACATCGGGATAAACTGCTCATTAAGTTTGCCTTGCAGCCTTTTAAGTCTCGGGGTGACTATCCAACGTGCAAATGTATAATCCCCGGCCTCTGCGTTGGCGCGGTTGACGTTCTCGGTTATCCCCATTACTGAGAGAGGCATACCGAATATACCCAGGATGTTGTCGCGGTTTAACAACCTCAGTTCTTTGAAGTCCATATCTTTAGCGCTTACCGATATCTGCTGATATTTGGCCGCGCCCTCAACGAGAGCCATTTTATGGGCGTTGGCAGTTCCTTTATACCGTTCATTCCATTGAAGTTTCAGTCGGTTGTACTGCTCTTCGGACAGAGTGTCAAATGACAGTATCCCGTCCGGGCGGGCAGAGTTATAGAAAAAGTTACGGTTCCACTTGCCTGCGTACAGTTCGGAGTCCAGGTCATAGGCCAGTGCCTGCACCGGGCCAAGTCCCCGGTAAGGGTTAGAGGGATTGGGCAGTTTATGGTGGATGACCAGTTCCTTGTCCAGCGGTATCTTCTCGCCTCCGATCTGGTAAACATACCCGGCAATAAAATCTTTCTTTGAAGGGACAACCGACATCTTATCCGGTGGCACAATCCACATTTCCCCAGGTAAGCCGCCTTTGTTGCGGTTGATTACCCAAAAGCACTCACCCGTGAGTCCCAAATAAATCTCATGCAGTTCGATAAACTCTTGGAAGGTCTGGAATGGATTCACAAAATCCAAAAGCGCCATGATGGGACTGTTCTCAACCTCTTTCAGTTCCCCGTTCCTTTCAGTGTATAGGCACCATTCGGCGTCGGCCACGCCCTGGGCGATCTTGGATATTACGGCAAACAACCAGCCGACCTCGCCGAACGCGTTGATAAAACCGCGCATGTCCCTGTCAGGGGGGATAGCCTGCCCGTAATTATAAAGGTAAGGGACGGCGGGCTGCTTGGTAACAAATTCTTTCTTTCTAAATATATCTAATATGCCCAAAGGTTGTCTCCAGTTAGGCGGTTTTTTCCTCCACCTTGGTAATTATGTGCCCACAAATAGGACATCTGGACTGCACGATCTTTATGCCTTCTTTGAGTGCAATTAAGGAACGGTTGATAATGACTTCCGTCCCACAAACAGCACAGTTGAACACGTCGGATACCGTGTAAACTTTAGATTCAGCCATGATTCACTCCTAAATTAAAATTTAGCCATGAAGGTAATGGGGTGATTTTCTCTGTTTTGTAGCACGAACATTGCCCACAATAAGGGCAAATAAATGAACTGCATTTAATACACCGCTTTGCCTCATCTGACCCAAAAGATTTCCCACATTCTTTACAGACTTCCATTTGAACCATGCAGCAAACCATATTTAATACCCCCTAAACCTTCTGACCGCCATTTCCTGCCTTTCCTTTATTTCAAGCGGCATTTTCAAGACTTGCCTGCGCCGGGTCTCTGCGTCAACAGCATACTTTAATGACGGTGGGAGCTGGTCTATTTCGGCCTGCGTAACGCCCTGCGTTACTTTTAGTGGTTGAGGCGTTACGATTTGCGTTTGTTTAACGCCCTGTTTAGCCCGGAACCTTGCCTGCCTTGCCCGGTTAGCCTCGGCTTTCTTGATCGGGTCTTTAGTCGGCATTACAATACTCCCATGTATTTGAGCAAAAGTAAAAGTGCGCAACCTATGGCACCACCTGTTAACCCAGAGATAACAATGGCAATACAAAATACTTCGTGCCTTAGAATATTGGGCCATCCATTTTCAAACCACGGTTCCTGCATTTTTACCACACTCCAATAAGTTTTGCTATCAATAAAGCGCCAAAGGTCATGAATATGCCCGTCCCTCCACCTATGACCATGCACCATATCCAATTAGCGGGGTCGCTCATCCATTTATCAAGTTTAGTTGGCATGATTAGCACCACGTCTCATGTCGCCAATATGGATAATAAGGTATATATGGTTGATAAGGCCACGGCGGATAATAAGGGGTTACAGGCTGATACCTCGCTGGGCAATTAAGACATGGGCAACATCCGCATCCCGAATTTGGAACAGGCGGCAGATTAGTAGTACCTGATGAACTATTCGGGTCGAAAGTAGTACCAGGTAAATCTCTTGCACAATTTGATGACATTTTACAACCACCTTATATTCGGGTCTTTACCCGTAATCATTAACTCGTAGATACACCAGACTGCGCTGTCTACGCGATTGGGACTGTCTTTCGTTTCCCCAGGTATCCAGTTGCACATCTCCTCTTCTAATAGAGCAAGTTCCCCCACGATGTGACAGCGCCCCTGTTCAAATAGTGCGACTACCGGCTCGGCGCGTACCGCCTTCCCCCGCGTGGCTTGGACATCTTTATAAGAAACTGTCATATTGCGAGACCGGGCAGCCTGCTCAATGGTATTCTGTACCATGTTGCCGCCATAGTTAGCTTCACCCACTATCCTATCAGCACCGCAGAAGTTATAGGCTCTCAATACTTCGCCAGCCCACGCGTCCGGCAGTGCCTTTAATGAGTAGTCAAGTAAAATATACCCATGTTGCACGCCGTCTATCTTAGCGGTGCCCGCTGCGACAATCCCGCACTCTGTACCCATTGAACCTGGCGGGTCAACACCCACTACCACTCTGGTTAGTGCAGGGACTTCATTTAATTGCTTGCGCGTCCTGTCAAGTAAAGCGTGTGTCCATAATGCCCCAGGCACATCTTCAAGGTCCTCGGCAAGTATCTCCTGCCGGTAAGAGATGGCGCTCATGTCACTGGCTATCTCGTCCAGGGCATCCTTTGACAATATCGGGTTATCCAACGATGTAAAGTGGAATACCTCCCACCTTGGCTGCTCACCCTTTAACTCTGAATCCTTCTGTTTGGCCTCGGCTATCTTATATAGTTTGGCCGCGTGCCGGGGGTCCCGCGCTTTGGTGGTTGACCGGCTGTGAAGCGAGGGTGGTGTGTAAATAAATATTGCGTCCCCGTTATTGTCCAGCAGCATCGGCGCGCCGACCACTTCCCAGGCCTCTTCATTCATTAACTGGTATTCGTCTAATATCAGCAGGGAGCAGAAGTCACCGCGAAGGGTATCGGCGTTCCATGCCGTCTTTGCCCTGATCCTCTGCTTGGTACCCGGGAGCTCCACGGTGTGCAGGGTTTCATTCTTAACATAAACCCCGGCATCAATCGGCTCGGCTAATGCCCTTTTGACCTCAAACCAAAACGTGTCCACCTGCTCTTGCGTAGGCGTGGCATAGAGTATACGTTGTCCTGCCAGGAAGCCTTTGACTGCTATCTGTGAGCAGACTACTGTCTTGCCTGATCGTCTGCCTGCCCTGATTATCTTACGCTTGGCTTTGGAGTTGATGATTGAGAGCTGCTTGGAATGAGGACTGCGTAACGTGACCGTGTAATCATTCATACTTCACTTTGATATTGATGTCTTTATCTGTCTCGGGGTTTTCACCGAAGGCCAAGCGTCCAGCCTTCTGATAATCATTGAGTGCCTTGCCATATTTAGCGATGCCGTCAATGCGCCCAAATATCCACTTCATTAACTCTTCACCTGATAAACTATCCGGGGCATCCTTCATCAGCGCAGATAGTTCTTTATTGACCAGGGAAAGGCCAACACGTGCAGCCTTTAAGCACTCTGAGTCAAACTCCACGCTCTCCCCGGCCATGACGATAGACTTCTGCTCGGTGCGCAGGGTGTCTACTTTATGGGTGAATAGTTTGCGCTGCTCAGTCCAGTTCTCTTTAGCCGCGCGGTTGCGGAGAGTACCAAACTTCACCTTGAATTTATCAGCAATCTCCTCTTGGGTATCTGTGCCTTCGATATATGCCTGTTTTATCCGTATCCAATTAGTCTTCATGTCACATTTTCATCATGGCCATGTCATATTTTAGCTTTGATTAGATAAACTCGTTTGCCGAGGGGATATAGCACCCCTCTTCTGCTGCCCATCGCATTATCTGTTCTATGTAATCAGTAAAT